GATATCTACAACAAAAGTTACAACAATGTTCCCCATTCAGTACGTGAATCTGTTCACCTTGTACGATCATAACCTCGCGAAATTACACGCCTAACTTTGTATAATATGCTATAAAAATTCTTATTAATTTGTGCAATTTTAACCTTGCTAAAAAGCATTGCTTTTGATATAATAAAGACAGTTAAGAAAGAGTGATTAATAAAAGAAAGGTGGTTAGAGGAACGTTGACAAGTAAATATGGAACACGTTAATTTAGCAATATATTGTGTATAGTGGAGGTAAAATTATGGAATATACTATTGATTATATTAGAAATACAAAGCGTTATAATGAAATGTTTAATAAATGTTGGAATATTTGTAATGAAATGTTAAATGCAGGTTATACAAGTATTGACGCACGTGAGAGGTGTGAATCTATATTTGGAATTCAAGAAACTGATAGCGAAAATACAATAGACGAAATTGCATTAACAGATGCAATTAGAAGTTCATTTTAAATCATGCAAGCGTGAAAGGCACGGTGAGAGGTTCAATTCCTCTCCTTGCATTGAAACTATAAACAATGAATAAGAAAGAAGAGGTAAATAATATGACAAAATTTGAAACTAGAGAAGCTGTTAATAGCATAGTGAATGGTTATTGTGAAGAATATGAATCCTTGTGTAATAAAGATAAAGAGTATTCATCTATCTTTTATATGAAATTTGTAGATAAAATAATAGGCATATTTGATTTATTAACACATGATTCTTCTTTTACTTGTGGGGAACATGAATCATTCCTTAAAGAATGTATAAGTAAAATACATGTAATATATCATAATTATAATTAGAAGTTATGATAGGTAATAGTGAAATGCAAGACGAGAGTTTCAATTCCTCTCCTTGCATTGAAACTATAAAATATGAATAAGAAAGTAGAGGTATTAATGATGAAAAGAACTTTAAAAGGTATTTACAAGAACAAAAAGCCTATTGGTGTATATCCGATATCAAATTCATGTGAATTATTATTCTATGAACCTGATTTTGATGACGCTATTAATGGCTGTGATTACGTAGTAGGTTTCATAAATGGAAGCATTGACAACCCTGGAAACAAGTTTTCAAGACATAAGGTTTGTTATACTTTAAGTGGTAGACCGTACATCAATAAGTTATCACAGAAAATATATTTATCAGATGTTATGAAATTAGATTGATATTAAAAAAGGAGAAAAAATATGAAAAGACTTACAAAAAGCATTCTGGAAGAAAGAGTTGAATACTTAGTGTTATTGACTAAAATAGATTACGTGCTGGGTTATTGGAATGGTCTAGTTCATGTGTACAATAAATCAACAGGCGAAATGCTAATAACAGGAACTTTGAGACAATGCAAAGATGCTGTTGATATGGTTATTTTAGGCTATAACTTAGCAATAAAAGATAGTATAAGGTAGGAGGATAAAAAATCATGACAAAGTATGAATTAGTAAAGGATAAGTTATTACAGAAGTTTAATTATTACAGTGAAAAAACTAGAGAATGTAAAGACTTAATAGAATTTTTTATCGTGCTTGGCTGGTTTACAGTAGAAACAAGTGAAGTTATCAGTAAATCGGATTTACAATATTCAGATAAAAAGAAATTATTATTTTGGTCGTGTGAGGAAAAGAATGTATTATATGAGCTTTATAAACTTAATACTAAAAACTAATTGGAGATATCAAAAATGAAAATATATATTAAAAATATTAATAAATTTGTGCAACAACAAATAAAATCATACGTAAAATGTTACTGTACAGGAAAAGGAGATTTGATATGTGAAATTTATTTTACAGATACACCCGCACGAATAAAGATACACAAAATTCATGAATATTTCAACTATGGTTATTATAGTGAACAAATAGCTGAATTAATAGTAAAAATGTATAAAAAACAAGTATATGAAAAATATTTTCACTAGTTCGAAAAAAGAACATACGTTCTAAGCAAAATATTTTTAAAATAATTTTGATTTGTTCATAATTTATTCACATTTATTTGTTACAATATACTTGTAGTTAAGAAAGACAGATACAAAAAAGCCATAATAATTCCGAAAGTAGTCATAGCAAAGGGCACTTGTCTGGGCTGTAGAGGTTCGAATCCTCATATGACTATTCAAACAAATAAAAAGGAGGTGCAATATGAATAATTTCTTAGAAACTTTAAAATCACAATTTGTAGAAGATAAAAACACCACATTAGTTGCATCTTGTGATACATTAGATGAATTTTTAAATTCTGATTCAGAAATAATCATGTATGTGTATAAAGAATTGGAAAGAGCCGATATAATCTCAATCGAATTTACAGGCATTTAGCTTAATAGGTAAAGCACTTGACTTTGACTCAAGTATATGAGGGTTCAAATCCCTCAATGCTTGCTACTAGCTATTAGCTAGAATAAAAATAAAAGGAGAATAGAAGCATGAGAAAAGAGAAACTTATCACCCGTACAATTATTTCGACAAAGGCAACTGTACTTTTGTACAATGCTAACACCAAAGAAACGCATGAAGAGTCTTTTACATTTTCTGGCATCATTAAAAAAGATGTTACGATTGTGAACAAAGTAAAGAAAGAGCTTGAAGCATCGGGGAATTTCGCTGAAAAAGTAGTAGCGGTATTATCAACAGTAGATATTGATGCACTCTATGCAATTACTGAATCGGAATTCATTGCACACGCTACAAAATATGAATCCAGAGAAGCATTAGCCGCAGCTTTAAAAGGAACAGATAAAGAAGCAATTGACTAAAACTATTAAAGGAGAATAAAAAACTATGACAAATTATAGCGTTAAAGTAGTAGAATCGTCTAAGGAGCTTACAAAGAAAGAAACAGTAATGTTTAAAGATTTATCTGATGCAGTCAATTTATCAGAATTTATTGATGAACATGATGGAGCAGTAATGGTTGATGTAGAATCGTGGGTTGAACTCGCAATTCACAATGAAAAAGCAAAAGACGGTCAGAATAAAGATTATACTAACTTTGTAGTAGTAGACAAAAATGGAACACGCTATTACACCGGTTCAGAATCTTTTTGGAATTCTTTTAAGGATATCTGGTGTGAAATGAGTGATTCTACAGAGGAATGGAGTCTTAAAGTCTACAAGAAGCAGTCTAAAGGGAAGAAAGACTTTATTACTTGTAGTGTAATGTAACTATTAACTTATGACTTGTTTTTAGGATAATATTTAGTGATTTGTTTTAGGCAAAAAGAGTCCCGGGGAAACCCGGGATTTCTATTAAAAAGGAGTTATAATATGGCAAGTAAAAAATATGGTAATAATGAAGTAAAAGCTAGAAAAACGTTAAAAAGAAAAAAAATTAATATAAATATAAGTTTAAAAGGCGATGAAAAAGAAAAAAGTGAAATTTTACATATAAAGAAAAAACGCTCAAATTATACAATACAACGTGAAAGAATTAAAAAAGTTTATAAAAGAATTGAAGAAAAAGGTTATAAACCTATAGATTCTTTTAACCTTAAAACTACAAAAGAACTTTTAGCAGAGGGTACAGACCCAGAAGCATACGCAAGAATGTTGTCAAGAATGAAAACAAAAGATATTAAAAAAGGACTTAAAGTATTAGACCCAGAAACGGGAATAATTTTTGATTATTCAGATTTAAAAGAATACGAAAAAGAAAAATCAAGTACGGATAATAGAGCAAGTTTTTATGATTGGTTGCGAGATGTATTAGATAACGCAATCTTACCAGAGGGATTACCATTTCTTAGTAGTAAAACTTGGGTTGACGGCGGAGAGCTACAAGTAGAATATGATAGATTTAGAAATACCATGTATTCTCAAATAGATAAAGACAAAAAAGAAGATGCAATAACATTAGAAATAAAAGAAGAAATAACTTCAACTGTAAACGGCTTGTTAGAAGTACCATATTATGAAATGTTTCACGAATCTATTATCACACTTTCAAATTTAATACTTAATAGACCATTAACAGTCGAAGAATCCGCTTTTATATCTGATTGGAGTGATTATACTAATGGGGGTGCGAGCATATAGAACGTTTGTTGGGGATTTTGAAACAACTGTTTATGAAAATCAATCATCAACCGAAGTTTGGGCTAGTGCGGTAGTAGAACTAGGAACTGAAGAAGTGTTTATACATCACAGCATACAGGAAACATTTAATTTTTTAACTTCGATGAGATGTAACATCCGAATTTATTATCATAACTTAAAATTTGATGGTGTTTTCTGGTTAGACTACTTTTTAAAGCATAACTTTATTCAAGCGTTTGAAAAATTTAATGCAGACGGAACACAAGGCAAGTTTTTAAAAGATTTTGAAATGCCTAATAATTCTATCAAATACTCTATATCAGATATGGGGCAATTTTATACGATAACAGTAAAATATAAAGGTTATTTTATAGAATTTCGTGACTCGCTAAAATTGTTACCATTTAAAGTTAAAGAGATTGGAAAGGAGTTTAAAACGAAGCATCAAAAACTTGAAATGGAATATAAGGGTTTTCGGTACGCAGGATGCAATATAACGCAGGAAGAAAAGCAGTATATAGCTAATGACGTTTTAGTAGTAAAAGAAGCACTTGAAATGATGTTTTCAGAGGGACATAATAAGCTAACTATAGGTTCTTGTTGTTTATCAGAGTTTAAAAAAACATTCGATAGCAAAGAATATGATTTTTTCTTTCCGAATGTTTATGATATACAAATAGATGAAACAAAACATACATATAAAACAGCTGGAAAATGGATTCATAAAACATATAGGGGAGGTTGGTGTTACCTTGTAAAAAACAAAGCAAATAAAAAGGCTACATATGGATGTACGTTTGACGTTAATTCACTTTATCCATCTATGATGCATTCACAATCAGGAAATCGTTATCCAGTTGGTGAGCCTAATTTCTGGATAGGAAATATTCCAGACGAAGCACTATACGAAAACCATTTTTATTTTGTTCATATTAGAACAAGATTTTATCTGAAAAAAGGTTTTTTACCATTTATTCAAATAAAGTCAAATTGGATGTATTCTGGTACTGAATCTTTAGAAACTTCAGACTGGTATCATAACGGAGAATATCATAAATGGTATCATGATGAGAAAGGAAACTTAAAACCAACTACAGTTGATTTGTATTTAACTATGATGGATTTTGAACTTATCAAAAAACACTATGAACTGGTAGACTATGAAGAAATAGATGGGTGCTGGTTTGATTCTGAAATAGGTCTATTTGATTGGTATATAAATAAATATAAAAAACAGAAAATGGAAAGTAAAGGTGCAAAAAGAACGTTAGCAAAGTTATATTTAAATAACTTGTATGGTAAAATGGCGGCTTCAATGGAATCAAGTTTTAAAGTTGCCTATTTAAAGAATGATGCAATAGCATTCATGGCAGTTCACGAAGAGGATAAAAAACCCGGATATATTCCAATAGGCTCGGCTATTACAAGTTACGCAAGATGCTTTACAATAAAAGCGGCGCAAGCTAATTATCATGAAAATGAAAGGGGATTTATATATGCTGATACAGACTCAATTCATTGTGATTTAAAACCAGAGGAAGTAAAAGGAGTAACAATACATCCAAGTGAATTTTGTTGTTGGAAAGCTGAATCTAACTGGGATTTTGCTATTTTTGCTAGGCAAAAAACTTATATAGAGCACATCACTCATGAAGATAACGAATTAGTTAAAAAACCCTACTATAACATAAAGTGTGCAGGAATGCCAGAGCATAGCAAGGATTTGTTTGAAATGAGTATCACAGGAATTTCAAACTGGTTTGTTAATGATTATGATACAATGTGTGATGAGTTAGGCATAACTAACTATAGTGAATCGGAATTAGAGTTTCTTTCACAACCTAGAACGCTAGAAGATTTTAAACTAGGTCTTGAAGTTCCGGGAAAGCTGTTGCCAAAAAGAATACCGGGCGGAGTGTTACTTGTAGACACGCCTTATAAAATGAGAAAGTGAGGTATTAAGAAATGATTAATAAGAATGAAATAAAACTAATAGTAAAAAGTTATGATAAAGAATCGAACATGATTGTTGCTATGGAAGAATGTGCCGAATTAATACAGGCTATTTCAAAAATGCATAGAAAACCAGAAAACAAAGTTATAAGAGAAAATTTAATAGAAGAAATTTCAGATGTTCTTATTTGTATAGAAATTCTAAAAGAAAATTTAGAAATTAAAGATAGTGAAATTGATTCAAAAGTTAGTGTAAAAATGAAAAGAAACATAGAAAGGATTGATAATTAATGACAGTTCAAGACTTATATAATATGTTAGAATCAGAAGTTGACGCTGGGAGACTTACACTAGAATCTAAAGTTTATTTTGAATATGATGATATATGTTTTGGTTCAGTAGATGATTATAAAATAAAACAAAATGAATTATATTTGTACTAAATAATAAAATATTAAATATAGGGTGGAATTACTTCCACCCTATTCTATATCTTTAACATAAGGGAATTGCACGCGGTAAGCAACACCGAGGAATTTTCTGGCAGTATCTTTCAACTGTGCTTTACCAGAATATCACAGGCAATTACACTCATGTAGATATCTATTAATAGCTTAAAGCTTTTAATATTGCTTCCTTGCATCGTAAGTCTTTAAAACGAAAGCAACCTTTTTCGAAATAGAATCTTAAATTTGTAAGGAACATATCATTCCTTTTTAACATAACATAGTTTATTTCATGGTCGCTAGTAGTAACAGTAATTTTATATTTGTATGAAGTATCTGGTCTGTCATCGACATAAATAAAGCCAGAATCAGCAAATTCCCTAACACCAAAATCTGTGCCATTATATTTGATAGTACATAAATAACGCCCAATACCATTAGGTTTTTCAATAAATGCTTTATTATCATTTAAATAAACGCATTCACTTGAATATGCGACATATGAGTTTTTAGCAAACGCTTTATTAAATCCGCTTTCTTTTTGTGCGATGCTTGCGCTGTTAATAAATCCTTGTTCCAAAATAAAGCCGTGTCCTCTTAAAAATTTAGTATCGTCTCGCAGTCTGTTAGATATACCAAGTTCTACATAGTACGGATTTATTAAACTAACAGGATTACTTAGCATATATACAGGGACATACCTAACTTGTTCTCCTTGCCCTCTTGCAACAGAGGTATGAATTGAAATGAATTTTTTAATTTCGTCATTACAATAATGATTCGTTTCGGATTGAAACTCGTCAAAAATCATTCTATTAACGTCACTAAAAAGATGTGAATATTTTTTAAGCTGGTCGGCACTATTCAGTGATAAAGCATAACCGCAGGATTCCCCATCTAAAAATAGTTCGTGAAATATTCCAGATGCTTTTCTCTTACTTTCCATTACACTTCCAGAAAAGAATAAAGTGCTTAAATCTTTAAAGAATTTATCAGCACAGTCATCTAGTTCATAGTTATATCTATATAAAAGCGCAAACTTACCTTGCCCTTTTTTAAATTTATTTACACACAACCGCCCGAAATAGGTTGTCTTTCCGCCTGTTCTATTAGTAGTTACCATTAGTATTTCTGGTTGCTTTCCATCTAAGTCAGTAAGGGAAAGTAGTTTTGTTCCGTCATAGTAAGCGCACATAAAAATCACATCCTTAATATTCTTTGTAATACTTTGTAATATTTCTTAAAATAATTGTAACATACTATTGACAAAAAGTCAATAATGTGTTACAGTAAATATATCAAAAAGTTAATAATTTTGTAACATTTTAAATTTTATGAATCAAAGGAGGTGAAACCTTGGATTGGGTAAACGCAGTTAAAGATGTGGGCTTTAATATTGTTTGTCTTATGGCTATGGCATATTATATCTATATCACAGATGAAAAGAATCGTAAGGAACGCATTGAAGAGTCACAGCGGCATCAAGAAGAAACAAAGTCTTTACAAGATGCAATTAACAATAACACAATCGTTATGAATAAATTGCTTGACAGATTGGAGAGTGAACCAAAATGAGCATTGATGCAATTATAGTTAAATTTCCAACTACAATTTCTGGTGCTATTTTAGTAATTGCAGGTATGTATGGAAATGGAGAAGAAAGAAAAACAGCCCTTAAAAAAGATGGGTTTGATGTGGATGCAGTACAAAAAGCTGTCAATGATTTATTACCAATTTTTAATAAATACAAGGAGTGATAGTACATGACATGGTTTGCTAAAGCTAAAGGAGCATACGCAGAAACTTCTGAAGAAGCATATCAAAACGCACTTGAAGCGTATTCTTTATTAAGTTCGAAAGGCTGGACTTTACAAGCATTTTGCGGTATGTGGGGAAACGTAGGTCATGAGGGTGGTTACAATCCTTGGAGATGGCAAGGAGACAATGTCCAGCCTACAAGTAATTCGCCTTGGCACAATATCGGTTATGGTTTTACGCAGTTTACACCGGGAGGAAAATATATTAACGACTCACGAGCTAAAGCAATAACAGGATATGCGCCTAACTTTTCAAATCAAGGCGGAAATGCTTCTGACGGCTATGCTCAATTGGTTTTTGTAGATGCTTACGCAGACTATTATCCATCCACAAAATTTCCGTTATCTTATGGAGAATACAAAGTTTCCTCACAACCGGTTGCTACAATGGTAGAAATATGGATGAGAAACTATGAGCGACCAGGAAGTTATAGCACATTACCAGAGAGACAGAAAAGTGGCGAATATTGGTTTAAAAAGTTAAGTGGAGTTCCGCCTACACCAACACCGGGGAAATATAAAAAAATGCCTTTATGGTTTTATTTAAGAAAAAGGGAGTGATTAAAAATGCCGTTTAAAGATGGAACATATCAGCATGAATCAGGGTTTGTAGTTATGGTTAAAGATGATGTGGTTATGTTATCTCCAAATCATCCTTTGTCTATGAGACTTTCAGAACTGTTTGATGCAAAGAAATGGAGTAAAGTAAATGCATAATACACCTAGTTATTATAATGTACACAAATTTGAATGCTTAGAAGAAATGAGAATGATTTTTGGAATTGAAGCAGTTAAAATTTTTTGCAAGTTGAATATTTGGAAATATAGGTATCGCACTGGAAATAAACCAGATACAAACGATACCGAAAAAGCAGATGATTATTTAACTTATTTATCAACATTACAGAAAAGAGGTGTGTGAAATGGCTATTGTTAGTAAAGAAGATTTGATTAAACGTTTATCAGAAAAATTCGTAGATGATAATTCAGATGAAGTAATTCAATTAACAGAGGATTTATCTGATACGCTAAACGACTTTGATTCACGTATCAATGACACAGAAGATTGGAAATCAAAATTCGAAGAAAATGACAATATGTGGAGAAAAAAATACAAAGATAGATTTTTAGAACCGTCTGATAGTAATGATAACGAAAGTCATGAACAAGACGATGATGAAAATACAGATGTAACATTTAATGATTTATTTGAGTAGAAAGAGAGGGAAATTTAAATGCCTACTAGACCACAGGTTAAAACGTTATCAGGTAACAGCGTTGATATTTTAAACGCTATCAGAAATAGTGCTTCACAGAACTACAAAGATTATATTCCGGCAGCAACGAAAGATGCTGAATCAATCCGTGAAATTGGTGCTATTATCATGGACTACCCAGCTTTACAGAATGAATTTTTATCAGCACTTGTAAATAGAATTGGTAGGGTGCTTATTACATCAAAAATGTATAGTAACCCAATCGAAATGTTTAAAAAGGGAATGCTAGAATTTGGAGAGACTGTAGAGGAAATTTTTGTAAATATTGCAAAGCCTTTCCAGTTCGACCAATCAATCGCTGAAAAAGAAGTATTTAAGCGTGAAATTCCAGATGTTAGAAGTGCTTTCCATGTTATGAACTATCAGAAGTTTTACAAAGCTACTATTTCTGATAGGGAATTAAAACAGGCGTTTCTGTCATGGGATGGTGTAAGTAATTTAATTGCTAAAATCGTTGATTCCATGTATACAGGTGCAAATTACGATGAGTTCTTAACCATGAAATATTTGCTCGCTAGGCATATTCTTGACGGTCACATGACTGTGCAGGAAATTCCAGCAGTTACAACAGCTAACATGAAAGCTATCACAGCAGAAATCAAAGGTGTATCAAATAAATTAACCTTTATGAGTTCCGAAAATAATGTAGCTGGTGTTCAAACTTTTTCATTAAAAGAAAATCAGTATTTAATTATGAACGCACAGTTTGATGCTACTATGGATGTTGAAGTGCTTGCCAGTGCATTTAACATGAATAAAGCTGAATTTATGGGTCATCGTGTTATGATTGATGGGTTTGGAAATCTGGATATCGCAAGACTTAATATTTTGTTTGCTGATGACCCTAATTATACAGAAATTAGTTCAACAAAACTTAAAGCATTAAATGCAATTCCAGCTGTTATTATTGACGCTGACTGGTTCATGGTATTTGATAATTTACAGGAATTTACTGAACAGTTTAACGGACAGGGACTTTACTGGAATTATTGGTATCATGTTTGGAAAACGTTTTCTGTTAGCCCATTCGCTAATACCGCTTTATTCGTAGCAGGTGCGCCGACAGTAACAAGTGTTAAAGTAAATCCGAGCGCGGCTAAGGCATCAGTAGGACAGTCATTACAGTTGACAGCTACAGTTGCAACAGAAAATTTTGCACCGCAGTCAGTAACATGGTCTAGTGATTCTGATAAAGCCACAGTTGACGTTAGAGGTAAAGTTACACTGTTAGAGGGAGCTACAGGAACTATCAATATCACAGCTACATCTGTTTATGATTCTAATAAATCTGGAAAATGTGTTATTACTGTAGCATAGTTTTAAGAGGGAGATTTTTTCTCCCTCTATCATTAAAAGGAGTAATGCCTAATGTATATTGCACCAAATACTGTTGCAAGAGTTTTGAAAAATGTAAGACTAGATAACACTTATTCTGACACAATTTATTTTGACTCAAAAGAAAAACAAACAGCTTATTTTGCAGGCAAGACAAAATACACGTTTACTAATATGACTTATCAGCGAAAAGAACGTAGATTAGTAGTAAAACAAGTAGCAGATAATATGTTTGATTGTAACTATCTTATGTTTCAAAATAGTGCTTACGGTAATAAATGGTTCTATGCTTTTATTACTAATGTAGAATGGCTTAACAATGAAACAGCGGCTATTTATTTTGAAATTGACGATATACAAACATGGTTTTTTGATTTTTATTTAGACTCTAGTTTTGTTGAGAGAGAGCATAGTGCTACAGATGCAGTAGGGGATAATCTTATTCCAGATAACTTAGAAACAGGTGAATACATTTCAGAAGATTTTGTAGACAGTGGCATTATTAAAGGGTATTCGTATGTAGTAGCCGCTACTTTTAATGAAAAATATGAAAGCGTTTCAGGGGGGTTGTATTCTGGTATTTATGGCGGTTTGCATTTTAATGTATTCGACACTCCGAATGCTGTGGACAAATTTTTGATGGGTTTACCCGGAGAAAAAACAGACGGAATTGTATCAATTTTTATGATGCCAACAGCATTTATTGATGAAAATGCTTCAACAGGTGCTAAAAGCTATGATGTTGATATTGATAAAAAAGTATCTAACGTTTGGAAAACATTTACACCTCATAATAATAAAATTTATACTTATCCGTATAATTTTTTATACTGCACAAATCTGGCTGGCACAGGAACGTCTTTTCCATATGAATATTTTTCAAGTGAGAAATGCACTTTTTTAATGGCTGGAGATATGAGTTGTAATCCAGAAATTTTGTTAGTACCTAAAAATTACAAAGGTGTGATTGCTAACTATAATGAAAAAATGACATTAAGCGGGTTTCCACAGTGCTCTTGGAATACAGACTCTTTTAAAGCATGGCTGGCTCAAAGTGCTATTCCAACATTGGCAGGGTCTGCGATGAGTGGGGTAATAAATTATACTGAAAAAACTGACGTTATTCAAAGCTCATTGGCAACAAGTGCGTCTGGTAATTGGCTGGGAAGAACTGATTCAATGTATTCAGCAGGTGCTAGTTTGGAATACGGAATGTATGGAACTGTAGCTGGACTGGTTGCACAAGGATACCAAAAATGGATTTTACCGCCACAAGCCCATGGTAATTCTGGAAATAGTGCGGCTGTAGCTATGCGAATTAAAAATTTCGCTTTTATGCATATGCATATTCGTGAAGAATTTGCAAGAATCATAGATTCATTCTGGGATAAATTTGGATACCCAGTTCGCCGAGTTAAAATCCCTAGCACACACAACAGACCGCATTGGAACTATGTAAAGACAGTAGGCTGTGACGCACATGGCAGTATTCCAGCAACGACAATGAGGAATATTAAAACTATTCATGATAACGGTATTACTTACTGGATGAATGGCGATGAAATTGGTAACTATTTATTAGATAACAGGTTGAAAGGAAGTTCATAATGGGTAGACGTAGAAAAACTTCTGATAATTTTGATTCTATGTTTTTAAATAATAGAGCGTATATTTATCAGTATAATCGAATTAAAGAACTTGCTATATCCCGGTTTAAGTGGAATAATCTACCTGATACGGTTGATGAAAGGTTTTTAGAACTTACCTTATTTGAACAAGGAATGGCTGTTTTCTTTAATGATGATGTTTTAGGCTACTTAGCTTTAACAACTATGATTGGCGGTATGCTAGACGTATATAGAATTCCAATACAGCGCACAGCGTATGCTAATAATGGCTTTAATATGCACTTAGATAACACTGATAGCGTTATTATTTGGAATAACAAGTTACATGAAAATATGATTTATGGTTGCGAAATGTTTGCACGTAGATTATACGAATGCGATAGAACTATTGACGTTAATATCAAAGCTCAGAAAACACCTATTTTAATTACTTGTAGTGAGAATCAAAGATTGACATTAAAAAATACTTATGAACAATATACAGGAAACGCACCAGTTATTTACGCCGATAAAGATATAGATATTCTTAAAAGTTTACAAGCAATTCCTACTCTTGCACCTTATGTTGCAGATAGATTACTTGAGACTAAAACGCAAATTTGGAATGAATGCCTAACGTGGCTAGGAATTTCTAATACAAATTATCAGAAAAAAGAACGGTTAATTTCTGATGAAGTAAGTAGGAATATGGGCGGCACGGTTGCAAGTCGAAATAGTGGACTTGATATGAGAAAACAGGCTTGTGACGAAATTAATAGAATGTTTGGGTTGAATGTTAGTGTTGAATTTAACGATGATATCAACGTGGAAGCAATTAATAAAAATGAAGATATTTATAATGCAGATAAGTTGGAGGTAAACGAAGATGAGTAAATACACCACAGAGTTGCGTTATATTTGTGAAACAGAAGCTGGGTTAAGTGAAAGCGTAGGACAAACTAAGATTAAAGACGTTATTGCTAAAGCTATTCCTAAGATTTTTGATTTTGACTTTCCTATTTTCGATGAAAGTTATAGAAATGTTTTGGAAACTAAGATTTTGAAACATTACTATACAAGGGAGATTGGACTTGAAACTTATGGATTATGGAAGTTAAAACTTGATACCAAGTTAAATGAAATTATGCCTTTCTACAATCAGTTATATAAAAGTGCTTTATTAGAATTCAACCCTTTATATGAAGTTGACTATAGTAAAACAGGTAACAGAGATTCTAGCGGAACTAGAGATAATACAGAAAACAATAGTGAAAGCTACGATGAAAGTATTGATTATAATGAAAGTCATGACGAAAGTACAACTAATTCTAACGATGGGACTTTAACTAAAGGTACTACCACTACAACTACTAATTATTATTCAGATACACCCCAAGGAGCTATTAGTAATGTTATTGATGGAACTTACTTAACAAACGCTACTTACAACGTTGTTGGAAATACAGGGAGTGACACAACAAACAATAATGGTAGTGTTGATTCTGACGGAAGTTCTAAAAGCAAAAACGAAAAGGACGGTAGCAGAATAGGAAGTAAGTCAACCAATAGCAATTTGACCGATACAGAAAGTTATCTGGAAAATGTTAGAGGTAAAATGAGTAGTAAAAGCTATTCAGCTTTATTGATGGAATATCGAGAAACTTTTATCAATATTGACATGATGCTGATTGAGGAACTGTCTGATTTATTTTTTGGCTTGTGGTAATAATAAGAAAGGTGATAAAAATTTATGTATGATTTTACGAATGTAGACCCTGTAAAATGTTGCACTTGGTTGGTTCTTCCGACAGTTTATGATGAAAGTTTAAGCTATGGAGAACAGTTAAATAAATTTTGCAAGGCATTGAATGAGTTAATTGAAAATAATAACAATATTCCTCAGTATGTCGCAGAAATGATTCAGAACTACATTACTAGCGGTGCTATTGACGAGGTTGTAAGAAATATTTTAGCGAATTACATTTTAAATGTTAAATATCCACCTAAGGGCATTATGCCAGCGGTAGGTGATGGTAGCGCGGATGACACAGATGCTATTCAAGGGTGTATTGATTATGCATTCAATCAAGGCGGCGGATGTGTTTATTTTCCGTATGGTAAATACCTTACCAGAAGTTTAACGTTAAGAAGTGGTGTTAGTTTAGTGGGCTTTGACAGATATAGCACTAGGATTGTTCAGAGGGGCGGAGATACTAAACCGCTAGTATCTGGCGGTAATGTGCAGAATGTGCAGATTAGTAATTTAACATTGGATGGAAATAATGAGGTTCAGACGGATGACTTAGATGTTATTTATATCTTAGGCTCAGATATTTTATTATCCAATCTAATTGTTAAGTCAGGCTATCAGTGTTTAGACTACATTGGTAATAAAGGCACATTACAAGTTGATAATGTTGATTTTGGTAGCGCAGTCAAGAAAATTGTTTTTGTTGATGGTACTGGTGTAACACAATTTACTAACGTTAAGTTCAATTCTATTGGTAAAGTCGAAAGTGAATGCATTATTGATGTAAACGGAAGTAATGGAGTTTATAATTTTATTAGCACAGCTGAAGCACCTTTATGCATTAAGTGTTCTGGTAATAATAATTATTTTAATGCTACTATTAATAATTCTCCTACATACATTGATACAGGTAATTTCAATACTTTTAATATCCACGGAAACGAAGAAAAACAACAACTTTCTACAGGAAAATATACTAGAGTTAATGGTAATGTAATATCAGATATTTACGGAAACTATACTGAAAATATTAAAACAGACAAAAATGAAAATATCGAACACAATAGAGAACTAGTCATAAATGGCTCTGATAGTGTTCATATTGACGGTGCTTCTACAGTAAATGTTGGTGGTATTAGAAGCGAGGTATACGCTAGTGATTATAATATTGATATAACTGGAAATAAAATAGAAACAGCAAATAATTCTACAGAAAATATCACTGGAAATAAAATAGAAAAAGCAAATAATTCTACAGAAAATATCACTGAAGTTAAAAACGTAAATACAAAAACATATAATGTTATTGCAGAAACAGAAGCAAAAATAAAGAGTGATTCATTAGTGCTTGATAGTAATGGAAACCCAATCAAGCTAGGTGTTAATGTAAATGATGAATTATATTTTGGAAAATTACCCGTCATTATGGCGAATGGAACAACAAGAAATATTTTATTTGAAAATAACGGAACGACTAACCTAGAGAATAAGTCTAATTATAATTATAATTGCAAAAATGTGGTTATTTTAGGAGATTCTTTCGCTGGTGATTGGTATAGCAATTATCAATCATACGCGTATTTGCTTAAAAATTTATTAAATATAGAAACGTTACATGTATATTCATTAGGCGGAGCAGGCTTTTTAGGCAAAGGAACTTTAGCACCCTATTCTGACGTAACATTTCAAGAATATTTAGATGCCGCTTTTTCTTCTGAAATGTCTAGCTACGCTAATGACGTTACTATGGTTATTATTCAAGGTGGTGGAAACGACTATAAACAGGATTTCAATGAAGAAACTACAGCAGTTAAAAATCTAGTCAATGACATTAAAACCAAATTTCCTAATGCTAAAATATATGGTGTTTCTGGATTCTGGCTTCACAATATGTATTCAGATACTAAAAATGGCATTATTAAAGGATTTAACGAAACAGGTACACCTTTATTTCCACATTGCTTTTATACCTTTATAAACCATTCTGAATATTTTAATGAGGATAAATTGCACCCTAACAAAACTGGTATGGAAATTATGGCTAATGCAATAGCTAATAATATTCTTTATGGTGCTACTTATGATTGTAACCAGGGTGGGTTTATTAGTGCGGATGGTGGTGGTTTTGTATGGCAAATCACTAATGATGGACTGTTACGTGGCTATGTTTCTACAACAGCTTCTACTGTAATATGCGATATTCCTAAAACTATACAACCAGCAGAAATTGACGTTTTTGGCACTGGCTATTCTGCTACTGGAACAGGTGAGCTAGCTTCATTATGGTATAATAACCAGCAACTTAAAATTTATTTGCCGGGTAAAACTTCTACCGGAACTTTCCAAGGCTCAATTAGTTGGTTTGTAAATGCTAATGCCGTTAACGCTACAGGTTAATAAATTAATTCAAATAATTTATAATAATAAGGTTAGAGATATATTTTTCTCTAACCTTATTTCATGTCACGTATTACTAGATATAAAAATAATATTTAACCAAGATGAAACTTTTGTTGTAGATATC